ATGAGTGAGGAACTAGAGATACCAACAGAACTATTAGAGAAAGATCCTATGGAACTTGCGGACAGCCAGAAAGATATTGATACAATCATTGAGTATCTACAAAAGACTCGTGAGAATATCAGAGCGGCAGAAAAATCTGGTAAAAGAATAACAGGTAAGGCGGCAAGAACTAAAGCTCAACCTGTAACAGAAGGTAGTATACTAGATGTGCTAGTTAAAGATGTCTAAACCAGATAGGATTCCGAAGTATGTTTATGTGGATGACAAACCTAAACAAGTGGTGTGGGATACGTCAAGTCTATCAACTTTCTTGGCGTGCCCCCGTCTATACAATCTAACAAACTTACGTGGGTATAAATTAAAAAGTTATGGTACGGTTACGGGCTTTGGCTCTGCGGTACACGACGCGTATGAGATATTAGATAGAGGTAGATTCCATAATAAAAATAAACAAGAGACACTGCGTGAGGCTATTGAGTTTACACTTAAGAATTACGGAGCAGATCTATCTTTGTCAGAAGATAAAGCCAGAGGATTAGAAGCCGCACTTCGTGCAATAGTATGGAGAGTGGATGAATACTGGGATGATAATATAAAGATAGCGTCTATGCCTAATGGTGAACCGTGTCTTGAGAAAAGATTTGAAGTACCCTTTGGCGACACAGGTAAAAGATTTTCTGGTAGGATAGATAAGATCGTAGAGTTTGAAGGTGGCTTGTATCTGTGCGATACAAAAACAACAAAGGCTTCTTTAAGTGATATGTATTTTAGAAACTATCAACCAAACAATCAAGTGTATGCATACTTGTGGGCGGCGAGACACATATTAAATTTACCTGTGCGTGGATTTATTATTGATGCAGTTCAAACTGGTGTGCACTTTTGTAGATTTAATCGTGCTGTATTTAATGTATCTAATTTATCTATTGATGAATGGTATGCTGATACAGTACACAGCTTGGGAATATCTGAAGCCTATTGGGATAGTCAGTATTACCCTGCTAACTTTACATCATGTGGAAACTATGGTGGTTGTAAGTTCAGGGAAGTGTGTGCCGAATCACCTGACCACCGTGCCACATTGTTGAAGGAAGACTTTGAAGTTGCGTTACACGATGACCTGATTAGAGAAGCAGAAGTCATACACGCAGAAAATTTATTTGGTAAAAAAACTTCTTGACAAAAATTTTAATTATGCTAATATTACAAAATACAGGAGATAAATATGGCAAGTATAAAAAATCATACATCAGTAGATGTAACCAAGTTACTACTCGTAGGAGATAGTGGCTCTGGTAAGACGGCTTCATTAGCCACTCTTGCGAACGCAGGATACAAGTTACGTATCTTAGATTTTGACAACGGCTTAGACATTTTACCCGAGTTCTTAACTGAAACAGGTGTCAACAATGTTTCTTATGTTACATTGAAAGATCCTATGGGTAGAGCGGAGGCGTTTCGTAAGGGTGCAACTTTAATTTCTAATTGGAAAGATGAAGATGAAGAATACGGTCCTGTTTCTAAATGGACTAATAAAGATGTGTTAGTTATTGACAGCTTAACATTGATGGGCGAGGCTGCACTTCGTGCTGCTCTTGTTTTCAATAACAAGAAGTCAACTGATCAAGCGTCGCAACCAGAATGGGGAACGGCGGCTCGTGATGTGCAACATATCATACAGTACATAACAGGATCGGAAGTGCCTTGTAACGTGGTTGTTACAACGCATATGCAATACATGGAAGGAGACATGGGCGTGTCCAAAGCGTACCCAACTAGTGTAGGTTCTAAACTATCTACAAAGCTAGGTAGATACTTCAACTGTGTATGCAGAATCGATACACGTTCTTCTAGCAAAGGAACCGAGAGGACTTTGCGTACTGTGTCTGATCACAGGATGGATCTAAAAGTTACTGCACCAAGTCTTATTGGTCAGACAACTGAATTAGATTTAGCTAAGTTGTTCAGTGCAATACAGCAAAATGCTCGTAAGAAATTGTCAGCCGACAATGTAATTAACTTAAATAAAGGAGGTAAATAATGGCTGAAATATCAGACTTTTTATCAATGAATCCAGATGACGTACAGGAGCAGATGCCTTTACCAGAAGGTAGCTACGACTTCGTTATCACATCTTATCGTACAGATAAGGTAGGTGAGAATCAGAATGAGATCGTAAGGATCAATGTTAAGGCAAACGCTGTCTTAGAATCTGAGATCACCGACGCAGACTTGGATCACTGCGAGCCAACCAGAATGGAGTTCTGGGCTACGGCTAGAGCGTTAGGACAGGGCAACCCTGTGATTTCTATTAAGAAATTCCTAACCAAAACACTCGGTATGGGTGGTGCTAACTTTGGCGAAATGCTAGAGCAAAGCATAGGTCAAACATTTTCTGGTGTTGTGAAGCACGAAATGGTGGGCCGAAACAAAGACATACTACAAGCGTCTATTAAAAGAATAATTAATAAGGCGGCGTAGTAATATGGGTGAGTATGCAGTACACAAGAATGTAACTTCTAAATTAATTGACGGTGCAAAGATTGCAATCGTCATGGACTATCCAACAGTTAACGAAGTTCGTTTAAATAAAATACTTGCAGGAGATTACATTCTAGGCAAGGTGTGTAAACTAGCAGGGATACAGCTGGAAGAATGCATGCTCACCCACGTCTTTCAAAGACGACCAGCACAAGAAAACTTACAAAACTTTTTTCACAAGAGAAGTGAATACAAGGCTTTGTGCAAGACTACTGAGTGGCGATCACCCTATCCGTCTTCGACGATGGGGTTTCTTAAACAGGAGACGCAACCACATCTAGAAAGATTGTACAAGGAAATCAATGACGCTAAACCTAATGTTGTAATAGCACTGGGGGCAGTATCATTGTGGGCACTAACAGGGTACGATAAGATTGGAACTTATAGAGGGGCGCTCATCTCCTCTAACACCTCACACATCAATGATGATATAAAAATAGTTCCTTCTTACGCCCTGTCTAGTGTGTCAAAAAATTATGCATTGAGATCTATATTATATTCTGATTTCAAAAAAGCAAAACAAGAATCTGAAACAAAAGAAATAAAAAACATCGAAAGAGAACTCTGGATCGAGCCGAGTATAAACGACCTAGATAAATTTAAAGAAGACTTCATAAGAAGAAATAACGCAGATCATCCTTTGGCATTTGATATTGAAACAGCAGGTGGGCGAATAACATGTATAGGGTTTGCCCCCTCATCTACCCATGCCATTGTAGTACCATTCACATACGGATACTGGAAGAAAGATGATGAAACAAAAGCGTGGAATTGGGTTAAAGATTTATTAGAGGACAAACAAATTGCAAAGGTAGCACAGAATCAATCTTATGATGTGTCATGGTTAAAATATAAACAGGATATAGAAGTTAAAGGTATAGTGCATGACACTATGCACGCACAACATTCTTTGCAACCAGAAATGGAAAAAGGTTTAGGCTTCTTAGGCTCCATATACACTAACGAGGGTGCATGGAAAACTCTAGCCAAGTTTTCTCAAAGCACGAAAGCCGATGAATAGTGAAGCGACCAAATTATTTCTCTGCCAAAGATGTAGACGAGAAGTGGGAAGAACATATAAATACAATACGTTTATGGCGTGCTGTATTAGATCAGACACTACAAGATTTAGTTTACGAAGGTAAAGGAAAAGAAGATAAGAAGGCTCATTTATCTGCATGGGAGTGGGTGAATGATGACAACGAGGACAGTGATTTTAATTTTATCTGTGACTTAGCAGATTTAGATGGGAGAACAACTCGTAAAGAAATTTATAAATTGATGGAGAAATTTTATGGTAGTAAGTATAGAAGAAAACTTGAAAGAAGCACTAAGGATATTGAAAGGGCCAAGGGAAAAAGAATACGGAGACAAACAAACTAATCACACAAACATTGCAAACCTGTGGTCTGCATATCTAGATACAGATATTACCGCACATGATGTTGCCATGCTTATGTTATTATTAAAAGTAGCAAGAACTAAATCACCGAACCCAACCAAAGATACTTATGTAGATATGGTAGGATACTCGGCTATAGCAGGAGAATTATTAGATGATAAAAGTAAGTAATAATAATCTAGATCTATCACCTTATAATGATGATCAGATCAACTGGATATATTGTGCACTTGATTGTGCTTTGACTCAAGAGATATGGGAGAAAATATCTAAGGACTTTGATGATACGACAAGAGGTACATATGATTTTGAAATCAAAAGTTTAAAGCCAGCCATGGCTATGACCTTGCGTGGCTTACGTGTTGACGAAGATAAAGTAAAAGCAATTAGAAAACCTTTACAAGAAAAAAGATTACAACTAGAAAGAATGTTACATTTGTTTTCAAGATCTGTAAATGGCAAAGACTTAAATCACAACAGTCCTGTGCAACTTAAAAAATTATTATACGAAGATCTTAACTTACCACCTGTCATTTCGTACAAGAAAGGTAAACAAAAGATATCTACAGATCGTGATGCTTTAGAATCATTATCAGAATCTTATCCAAGAGCAAGACCTTTTGGTAGAACTATCCTGGCGTTGCGTGACATAGATAAAAACCTTTCTGTCCTTAGCTCCAAGCGTGACACAGACGGGAGAATAAGATGTTCCTACAATGTAGCAGGTACAGAGACAGGCAGATGGTCTTCAAGAGAATCACCGTGGCGTACTGGCACAAACCTACAGAACATAACAAAAGATTTACGAGAAGTATTTATACCTGATGAGGGTAACAAAATGTTTTACGCTGACTTGGAACAAGCTGAGTCTCGTGCCGTTGCATACTTGGCTGCGGATCAAAACTACATAGATGTTTGTGAGAGTACAGATTTGCATACCGAGGTTGTGAAAATGGTATGGCCCAATCTAGGTTGGTCAGACGATCCTGCTCAAGACAGAGCGTTGGCTGATAAAAAATATTATTTACATCATAGTTACCGTGACATATGCAAACGAGCAGGACATGGAACAAACTATGGAGTATCGTCTCACTCTTTGGCTAGACAAATAAAGATCAAAGTGTCGCAGGCTACACGATTTCAGTTGCTTTATTTTGGTGGTGTGGTATCATCCACATCTTTAGAAAGATGGCATAAACAAGATCCACAAGGTGGATACAAAGAACTAATAGATCAAGGAGAGAAGATAGGAAAAGATACACTAAAGATAAAGGGGGCATTCCCAGGCATACGAGTGTGGCATTCAGCTATACAAAAAGAATTGCTTGAGAAAGGTAGTCTTGTCACACCTATGGGTAGACGCAGACACTTTTGGGATAGACTCAAGGATGCTTCTACTTTACGTGCGGCGATAGCTTTTGTCCCGCAGTCTACGATAGGTGACTTACTTAATCTAGGACTGTGGAGAGTATACGATGAACTGAAGGACTCTGGTGTGGAGGTGTTAGGCCAAGTGCATGACGCAATACTAGGCCAGTGTCATAAAGATAAGATAGATGAACTCATGCCAATGGTGCTTGAGAAAATGCACAACCCATTGATGGTCAATGGACGTGAAATGATAATACCTTCTTCCGTAGAGGTAGGAGATAACTGGAAGGATATGAAAACATGGACAAAGTAAAAAAGATATATGTCGAAGAGGGCATGATAGTTGTTAAAGAAAATATAAATGATAAAGAAGTTGTTACCAAATGCCATGGCTTAGATATAAAAGGGCCAAGTGAAATGAAGTCTGATGAAGACGGAAACATTTGGGTAGAAACAGAATCAAACGTGGAAAAAATCGTGAGGATAAATCCAGAAAATATACGCAAGACTAATGCTAATTAATGCCACGAAAAAACAAAGATTTTGTTAAGGCATGTGTTGACGCTGTAAAAGATAGTCCGATACCAAAGCCGTTTGCAAAGTGGACAGCTTTGTCTGCTGTCTCTGGTGCATTAGGTAGAAGTGTTTGGTTTCCTATGCCTAACTACAACATAGGTTCTAATCTTTTTGTCATACTGATTGCATCGCCAGGCAGAAATAAATCTGTAAGTTTAATACTACCATTCTCAAAAGTATTTAGCAGACTTACTTCACCTGTTGGTGCAACAGAAGATGATCACAATTTTAATTCTGGATTAGATGATTACGGTCTACGTAAGTATCCTTTGTATAGTATACAAGATAGGATAACACCAGAGAAACTTGCAGTCGACATGACAAAGATTACTCGTATGGATATGCGTTTGGGTAATGAAGAAAATGGTTTTGAATTTTATGATTCATCCTTGACTCTTGTTACATCAGAGTTTGGTACATTCATGGGTCGTAATGAAAGATACTTACAAATGTTTTTAACAGACATGTGGGATGCCAAAGATTCTTACAGTCACAAAACAAAAACTGCTGGTGAATATATAATACAAGGTCCTTGTTTAAATTGGATAGCTTGTGCTACGCCTACACAGTTTGTAGATAACTTACCAGAAGATGCGAAGTCACAAGGTTTATTATCTAGAATCATACCTGTGTATTATGAAGGAGAAAAGATACCGCAAGATCTTAGACAAAAAGTTATTAGTGAACACACCATCAATGAGTTACGAAATGATTTAAGTAACATAGCTAAGATGCATGGCCCTATGGAATTTGAAAGAGATGCATTTGAGTTGGCTAATACAGATATCTTTGATGGCATACAACCAGAACCAACTGATCCACATCTGTCAGAGTATTGTCAAAGACGCGTGTCACACTTTTTAAAAGTTGCTATGTCTGTGTCAGCTTCACGATCTTCCAGTCTTAAGATTACAAAAGATGATTGGGAAACTACAAAAGAGATTATGTTTGACATGGAACAAAACATGCCCAAAGCTTTAGAAGGTTTTGGTATGGCAAAGACAGGAAGGATTGCTCATGATATGAAGGTGTGGCTAGATGCCACACTTCTATCTGGTAACAAGAACCATATGCAGTTGCGTTTCTTTAAGCGAGAACTGCTGAGAAAGATACAGAATCCTGGTGAGTTAGATCAGACGATCAAGGCTATGCAAGATTCTGGCTATATAAAGTTGGAGGGAAATTTAATTTTTCCAAAAAAGTAATTGCTTCGTGAAACAAAAAATGTTATACTGCGCACTTTGTGTGTAAATAGAGAGGAAATATGAAATTAAACATTGATATAAGTAAAGACGAAATGTTACCCAAGAATGCTGTGGATATCTTGCGTGACAGGTACATGCTACCAGAAGAAATAAGTCCACAAGAATCATTCGCTAGAGCCTGCATGGCTTTTGCAGACAACAAGGCACATGCCGAGAGATTGTACAAATATGTATCTAATCTATGGTTTATGTTTGCCTCACCACTATTATCTAATGGTGGCACAGACAGGGGTTTACCTATATCATGTTTCTTAAACTACGTACCCGATAGCAGAACAGGACTGGCTGAACACTATACAGAAAACATCTGGCTATCTAGCATGGGGGGCGGAATAGGGGGTTATTGGGGCCATATTCGCTCACAGGGACAGTCAACTAGTAAAGGTAATAAAACCACAGGGGTCATTCCATTTATGCACGTAGTGGACTCACAAATGGTAGCATTTAACCAAGGATCTACAAGACGTGGGTCGTATGCTAGTTATATGGACATATCACACCCAGAGATTATAGAGTTTATGGAGATGAGAAAGCCTAGTGGTGGAGATATCAACAGAAAGAATCTAAACTTACACCATGGAGTGGTAGTATCAGATAAGTTTATGAAAGCAGTAGAGGGAGATCTGGACTGGGATCTGATAGATCCTAACAGTAAAGATATAGTCAAGACTGTAAAGGCTAGAACCCTGTGGATAAAATTATTAGAAACAAGAGTAGCAACTGGAGAACCATACATTATGTTTGGTGACACGGTACAAAGAGGGCTGCCAAAAGAATTAAAAGCAAAAGGTTTAAAGGTACATCAATCTAATTTATGTAGTGAGATTACTTTACCTACAGCAGAAGACAGAACAGCCGTGTGTTGTTTGTCTAGTTTGAATTTAGAATACTTTGATGAGTGGTCACAAGATGAAATGTTTATAGAAGATATTGTTAGAATGTTAGACAATACTTTAGATTCATTCATTAAATCTGCCCCCTCTACCATGTGGAGAGCAGTAAAGAGTGCTCAATCAGAAAGATCTATCGGACTAGGCACGATGGGTTTCCATTCTTATCTACAAAAGATTGGCATCGCATTACAAAGTCCTATGTCTATGGGTCCTAACATGAAAATATTTAAACATATAAAAAAGAAATGTGACAACGCCAACTATCTTCTTGGAAAAGAAAAAGGTGAAGCGCCAGATATGAAAGGCACTGGTAAAAGATTCTCACACATGACAGCTATTGCACCTAATGCAAGTAGCTCTGTTATCTGTGGCAACACATCACCAAGCATAGAACCGTTACGTGCGAATGCATTCTCTCAAAAAACTTTGAGTGGTTCTTTCTTGTTAAAGAATAAATATTTAGAACAACTATTAGAAAAGAAAGGGATGAATACAAAAGATGTTTGGTCCAGCATTATTACTTCTGGAGGGAGTGTTCAGCATTTGGACTTCCTCAATGCACACGAAAAGAATGTATACAAAACAGCAATCGAAATTGACCAAGCCTGGTTGGTTGACCTCGCGGCAGAAAGACAAAAGTACATCTGCCAAGCGCAGTCGTTAAATTTATTCTTCCCACCAGATGCAGATGTCAGAAGATTAAATAGTGTTCACAAAAGAGCGTGGACAAAAGGGTTAAAGACTTTGTATTATCTACGAAGTGAAGCTATCAAAAGGGCAGAGAATGTATCTATAAAAGTAGAGAGACAGGTCAGAGCAGATAGCAATGAAGATGAATGTGTAATGTGTCAAGCGTAAGGAGGGAACATGTCAGTATTTGAAGCACGAGATTATTACAAACCATTTAAATATCCATGGGCCTTTGAAGCTTATGATATGCAACAGAAAATGCATTGGCTTCCTAGTGAAGTACCGTTACATGAAGATGTAAACGATTGGAATAATCGTATGGACAATGCAGAAAAGAATTTAGTTAAACAGATATTAACTTTCTTTACACAAGGAGACGTTGATATTGCACAAGCTTATATGGATGTCTACATGCCTATGTTTAAACAACCAGAAATAAGAATGATGTTGTCTGCTATCGCAACTAGTGAAGCAAATCACGCACACTCTTACTCTTTGTTGAATGACACGATAGGTATGGATGACAAAGAATATAAAGCGTTTCAAGAATACGCGGCCATGAACGACAAGCATGAATATCTCTGGCAAAATAAGGGGGGCACGAGAGATGAACAGCTTGTTCGTGACATGGCTGTGTTCTCAGCATTTGGCGAAGGCTTGCAACTGTTTGCAAGTTTCGTCATGTTGCTGAACTTTCAACGTCATGGTAAGATGAAAGGCATGGGGCAGATTGTCGCATGGTCTATTCGTGACGAGTCACATCATGTAGAAAGTATGATAAAATTATTTCACTGTCTACTAGATGAGAAGCCACACGTTTGGAATGATACTTTTAAAAAGAGTTTATATGATATCTGCAGAGACATGGTAACTCTGGAAGATAGATTTATTGACTTGGCTTTTGAGTTAGGTCCTGTTGAAGGATTGGAACCTCACGAAGTTAAACAATACATACGACATATAGCTGACCGCAGACTACTACAGCTAGGATTGAAACCTAACTTTGGTGTCAAAGATAACCCTTTAGAGTGGGTAGACTGGGTAGTCAATGGTGTAGAGCATACAAACTTTTTTGAAAATAGATCTACAGAGTACGCAAAAGGCGCACTTAAAGGGGATTGGGCTGATGCTTTTTAGCTTGACACAAAATCGAAAGTGTGCTATTATTACAGAATAAGGGGGGCAGAAGGGCAAGCTGATTTAGGTTGGTTTGCCCTTAGCTTTTTAAGGAGAAGTGTGTGAAAAAATTTGAAGGTATAGATAGGGATAAGTTTATTGGTGGTTGGTATATACCACATGATATCTGTGACAAGTTAATAGAATGGTATCATGATAATAAACAGTACCAAGTCGAAGGTGTAGTTTATAATAAAAATTTTGAAGGTGGTTTTGCTACTGATCCTAGTTATAAAGAATCAACTGAGATAGGTATATCAAATGAAAATGGAGACTACCCACTTAATCAATACAGAGTGTGGCAACAAAGAGTTTTAGAGGCATACTTAAGAGAGTTTCCAGACTGTCATACCATGTTAGATCCTTTTAATATTAATGAACCGTACAATTTACAATACTATGCCCCGAACCAAGGTTTCAAACAATTACATGCCGAAAGAACTGGTAATCAAATGTCCAAAAGAGTTTTAGTATTCATGACATATCTTAATGACGTGCCAAACGGAGGTACAAAGTTTCCAAGTCAATCATTTATAGCGCCTGCAGAAAAAGGTTTAACATTGATATGGCCTGCGGAATGGACTCATGCCCATGTGGGGCAGATTAGTCCAACTAACGAGAAGTATATTATAACAGGATGGTATTCATTTTATGAATGATTTTACACAAGATGAATTAAAAAAATATATTAAAGAGTATCAAAAGCGTAGTAAAGATGCGTATTCTAGATCTCGTTCTATGCGTGTCGATCCAAAAGAAAGGGCAAAATATCACAGAGAATATTTAGATTGCCAAGCTATGATACGTAACATAAATTACAAGATGACGAAAGATACGTGGTTGTATAATGACTTACCCAACGGTCATTTTGTAAAACACTTTAGAGTTCTAGCTTCTGGTGATCCAAACAGGGTAGGTAAATTAATAGACGGATTTGGAAGGGAGTATGATGTACCAAGAAAAAGAAACTAAATATGATGGGTATGCTAAAAAATTATTCTATGATTTTAGAAGAGGTAAGAAAGGCAAGGTGCCTATATGGGAAAGACTAGATTTTAAGGACAGAGATGAATGGCGTGGTATAGCGCAGGCTTTAAAAAAAGAACGAAAAGAACTTAGAAAACAGGAGACAAAACATGGACACAAAATTACAAAAAGCAGTTAATGCTTTAGTATTAGCCAAAGGAAATAAGTCCGAAGCGGCTAGAAGTTTGGGTATTCCAAGACCCACTCTTTGTGATAGAGTAGCCAAAGCCAAGAGACATAACATAACACCAACTGTTAAGTCTCCTGACTTGGAAGTTGCTTTAGCAGAACAGAAGATGACACATGACATACAGATAAGAGATCTTAAAAGTCAATTAGAAGAAGCAACATTACAAAATGTTACAGCTAGTTACATACGAAAGCATGTATTTAAATTAGGTGAGTATGACCCCAAGCCACCCAAGTGGACAATCAAATCTACTCCATCTAAAAATACACCAGGTGTGCCTACATTATTCTTATCTGATTTTCACTACGGAGAAGTAGTTAAGAAAGATGCGGTAAATAATCTAAATAGTTTTAATAAAAAGATTTCACAAACTAGATTAAAAACTACAGTAGAAAATGCCATAGACTTATGTCACAATCACATGGTGAATCCTAAGTATCCAGGAATAGTACTGGCCTTGGGTGGTGATATGATGTCTGGTAACATACACGATGAGTTAACAGAATCAAATGATGGCACAACAATAGACCATGTGTTAGAATTATTTGATCAGATGATCTGGACAATTAGCACATTAGCTGATAAGTTTGGTAAGGTATTTGTACCTACGTGTTACGGTAATCACTCTCGTGCTTATCAGCAGTACAGAAATAAAGAAGCTGCACATCTTAGTTTTGATTGGATGCTGTATAATTTATTAGAGAAACATTTTAAATCTGTTAATGATAACAGAATTAAATTTCAGATACCAACTGGATTCGATACGTATTATAAAGTATACGACACTACATATCTACTAACACACGGCGATAGGCTTGGTGTGCGAGGAGGTACGGGTATTGTTGGAATGCTTGGGCCTATTGCGAGAGGAGTTCAGAAGGTTAGATCAGAATATACCAACCTTGGTAAGTCCATTGACTATGTTATCATGGGGCACTTCCATCAGTATATATCTATCAAAGGAGCTATTGTAAATGGCTCTCTCAAGGGTTATGACGAGTACGCTATGAGTAATCGTTTTGCTTTTGAAACACCAAAACAGGCTTTATGGTTTACACACCCACAACATGGTGTAACTTTTCAAGTACCTATCATTTGTGAAGAAGCACCTGTTAAAAAACGTGGTAAACAATGGCTTCAATGGGCCGCATAAATCCGATTCATTGGGGGCTTGAATGTGCCCCCTTTGTCTGGTATAATGTAAGATTATTTGGAGGAAATTATGAATAATCAACCATGGACAGACGATCAAATGTTTCAAATGGGCATTGTTAAAATAGGTGGCGATGCTGTTAAAGTAGAAGAACCAAAGGAAGAAGACAATGGCGATAAGCAGAGCGGGGATTAGTAAACAATTAGAAGGTAGACGTAAGACTCCGCCTAGACATTTGGAACATAAAGTTACTTTCGGTAAGCGACAAGGTAACAGAAATGATAAAAGACCGATATATAAAGTTAAGTCGGCTAAAATAAAACAACCTTTGAAGCCAACTAAGACTGCGGCGCAAATTGAAAAGTCACTAGTAGCCTGATGATAAAAGTATTTATGGCAATAATAATTACATCAATGCCAAACTGGCCATCAGTAAAGTATCAAGGATATTTATATCCAGATATGGATACGTGTTTAATATCCACTGAAATGTATATAGAAAATTTTAAAGAGTATGCCAAAAGTCAAGGAGATTATAATGCTCACTTTGATTCTATATGTTTTGAAGTGGACTCATATCCAATAGAAATGTTTGAAGATATGAAACTAGGGATACCCTCTAATGCCTGAGTGTATTAACTGTGGTCATGCGTGTCACTGTAGCAATGGCGGTTCTTGTATGGGCGGTCAATGTGAATGCTCTAACTGTGAGCACGACGATACAGAAACCGAAAGGATATGGGATGGCGGGTATTGATGCACTGATGAATCTTGTGCAAGCAGTTAAATCAGCTGTTGGTTCTGGTACTGATAGTCCACAACAAGAGATAATAGATTTATTAAAAGAAAAAGGATATAGCGACAAAGCTATAGCTGGTATCTTAGGTAATATAGAACTAGAAACTGGTGGAACATTTGATTATAAGCAAGAAGAAGAAGGTGAAGGAGAAGGCTATGGTTTATTTCAGTTCGATCCAAAAGGTATGTTGCCTTATTATAATAAATACTTAGAAGAATCTGGTATGTCTGATTCAACAGTAGCACAAATAGATTTTATGGATAAAGTAGCAAAAGGTGAGATAACTTATTACAATGAAAAAGATAAGAAAGAAGTGCCTATATTAGGTTATGGTAATGTTAATAAGTTACAAGAGTCTTTTGAAAAAGACAATGTAGCAGAGATAGCAAAAGATTTTAATACCATTTTTGAAAAAGGAAAGATGGAAACTGGCTATGGCAAGAGAGATGAACTTGCTGAAAAAAATTACAGTTTGTTTTTCTAATGAATGGAATGGTTAATAGCAGTTATTACAGGAGTGATTGTCCAAGAGGGCATAAAGGAAGTAACCCAAGTAACGAATGGAGGAACTAGAATGTTAGGAGGATTGCCTGTAGAAATGATTACAATGCTTGGCTCAAGCGTACTTGGTGGAGTTATGTCTATCTGGTCGCAGAGTATCAAAGCAAAACAAGATGAACAGAAGATGTTATTGGCGAGAGCCGATAAACAAATGTCTTTCGTAGAGAAAGCAAGAACATATGAGAACAAAGGGTTTCAGTTTACCCGTAGGATTATAGCTTTATCAGCAGTGTTTGCTATAATTGTGTGGCCCAAAATCGTACCTGTATTTTTTGATACAAGCGTTTGGATTACATGGACTGAGTTATCAAGAGGATTTTTATTCTTGATTGAAAAGAAAGAGGTGGTACTAGATAGTGAATACTTTGGAGTGGTTATAACTCCTCTGGATACACATCTAATGTCAGCAATAATTGGACTATACTTTGGTGGAAGTTTAGTTAAAAGATAATGAAAGTATCTGAGCAAACAAATGTGCAGATGCCACTTAAAACGGTTGTCAGCCTCATCACATTGGTCGCTGTAGGAACATGGGCTTACTTTGGATTAATTCAAAGAATTACAGAGCTAGAAACATCAAAGCAATTAATGGAGGCTGACTTACTTAAAGCGGCTGATCAAAAACCTATCGATATGGAGCAGACAATGTTGGTGGAGTGGCTAGCCAAAAATCAAGAAGGTATTCAAAAAGAGATGGAATCAATGATGAACAATAGAGTTAATATTGATTTTTTAAAAGACCAAGTTTCGAAACTTCAAAAAGATGTTGAAGAATTAAAAGATAAAATAAGAGCAAGTAATGGAAGTTATTAGCATAATAGTAATGTTTCTTTTTGGAAACATGAATGACACTGAGGATAAAATGACACAATATATTCCTATGGAAAATCTGTCTTCATGCCTTAAAGAAAAAAGAATACTTGCAAGAGATAAAGAATTTAAAAAAGATGCGTTTTGTGGAGAAGCCATAGTAGAAATAGAAAATGATAAAGTAATAAAATTGTACAATGAGGTACCCGATGGTGCTGTTGTAGTAAATAAAAAAATTACTAAAGAAGCATTTAAACAATGGTCTTTGGAAGCTAAAAAGAAATGGGAAAAAAATAAATGAAAAATAATTTATTACTAGGATTTATATTAAGTTTTATTTTAATAATAAGTTTACCAGCATGGGGGGACTCAACTAATGATAACAATGCTCAAACAAATTCGTCAGGCAGTAACACCCAAATCACAGGTGGATACACCTCGACCACGACTAACACCTACTCTGGAGGGCAGACCAATACCACGACGAGTACCACTACATCAAGCACGAACGGGGCAGAAATACCACCGCCTTCCGCAAACAGTCCATCCTATTCAAGCATGTCTCAAGACGTGTGCTCGATGGGGGTTAGCGGTTCTGTTAGCACTGGTGTATTTGGGCTTTCTGGCGGTAAACATGTAGTTGATCTCAACTGTGAGCGTATTAAACTTGCTAAAGTATTACAAGACTTTGGTATGAAAGTTGCAAGTGTGGCAGTGTTATGTCAAGATCCTCGTGTCTTCCAAGCGATGGAAGCTGCAGGCACCCCATGCCCATTTGATGGCAAGATTGGGGCAGAAGCTGCTGCATTGTGGGATACGTACGAAGAGTTAAGACCAGATTACAAACTGCATAAGGAACGTATGGAAATTAGAGCAGAAGTAGATGCAATCATAGCGGCAGAGTTAGCAGATCAAATAGCTAGAGATGAGGAAGCTGCTAGAAAAGCACAAGAAGAATTAGATAAACAATTAGAAAGTCAAATAACAGAGACAGAAGCACCAGTAATATACGTACCGACTCTTAAAGTTCATCAATGAGGTGGTTATACTACAGTATATGGCTTTCAATAGCCATATCTTTCATGTGCATTTACAGCGTTGCAAACGCGCAAACTGTAACTACAGAAAACCTTCTTAACAATTCCACTTTTGGAACTGGCAATACTACAACTACGACTGGTTGGTCAACAGATGGAGACGATGGTATTCACACACATGGTGCTTGGAATGGATTTCCATACGAAACAGGTATGGATAGTAGTGGAGGTGTATTAGCATTTGAAGGGCATGAAGAAGATAATGTATATCAAGATGTAGATATAGTAGATGATGATCACTTAACACAATTCCAAATGAACCAAGGGTTTACCTCTACTATGGGGGCAGACGTATGGTTTTGGAATAACATAGAAAACACACTTACTCTTAAACAAACTATTACAGGAGCTGATGGGTCCGTGTCTACACAAGTTAGAGAGATAACTGGCACTAGCGGTTCAACTGGTAACAAGTTTACAAACTATACAAATGAATACATCCAAGGTTCAAATACACAAACAGATATTACAATTAGGGCAGAGTTATTTAATGAAACTGCAGGCACGGCTTATGATAATTA